ACCCCGGCTCACTTGTCGTCTCACCGGGCCAGATCGGTAGAGGGGCGTGCCGGCCACCTACCGGCGTCCACTCATACGACGCCTCCGCCAGTGCAAAGCCTGTCCTGCGCTCGACCAATTCGCGCGCCGCCGAGATAACGTTGGGAAGGTCCTCGTCCAACGCGTCGTGGTCTATGTGCAGGATGCGCTTAGCCTGCGCCACGCTGACGGGCTCCCCGGTCGCGGCAGTGATCAGGCGCAGCATGGTCAGCCTCCTGCCGATTCAACCGCTTTCGGGTGGGGGTCGATGTAGCCAGCGCCTTTCAGGGCGGGGACCTGTTCGGCTTCGAACTCGCGCACTTCGCCGCACCTTCCATAGATGCTGTCATGCAACACCAGAGCCTTCACCCATTCGCGGGCGTCCGGCTCGGGAGCCGGTGCCGCCGTATCGGGCGGACCCGGCGGCGTCGCTGCGGGTTCGGCGGCACCGACCTCACCAGCCACAGGCGCAGCGTCAGCGGGTGACGTTGCGCCCGTCGGGTCGGACAAAGCCGACGGGGCAAGCGGATCGCCACTCGGCGCGGCCTGGACTGTCGTTTTTCGTGCCATGGTTTCTTCCTTGAAATAGCAGGCCGGCAGGATTAGCCCGCCGGCCTGCGATCGCCTGCGGCCGGTTAAGCGGCGGCGCCGTGCTGGAACAGCTTCACTGCGCCGCCAACGTCGATCAGGTTGCCACCCGAACGCATCCAGGCCAGGAAGCCAACCTGGCCCTTCTTGACGTAGGCCGAGTCGTTGAAGCGGAAGAGCGTGATTGCCATCACGTCGCGGATCTTGTACAGGCTGAAGTCGCCGAAGGCGATGGACTTCGCCGCGGCGGCCGGCACCGGCATGTGCTGGTTGATCTGAATGTCGCGATTCAGCAAGCGATCAGGCGCGCCGCCGGGGTTGCCCTGCTCGTAGCCCGGCACGAAAATCGGACGGCCCTGATCGTCTTTGATCTTGCGAACCATCTTCAGCATGTCGTCGTGGAACATCCACTTTGCGCCCAGGCGGTATGCCGGGTCGACGCTGTGCTCGATGTCCACCAGATCGTCGTAGGTGATCACGGGAATGGCCGAGACGGCGCCGATCTTGCCGACGCCCGCGGCGGTAACAACGCCCATGGGACCGGACGTTCCGGCTCCGACCGTGTAGTGGCGATTGGTGACGCGTCCGAGGCGGGTATTGAGGCGCTGGGTGATGAAGCCCTCGATGTCGGACGAGCTGTCTTGCAGCAGTTCCCAGGGCACGGTCACAACTTTGGAGCTGAACTTGTAGACCTGCAGGCCCTTGGTACCGAAGCTTACGTCCTGGTCGGACGCCGATTGATTTTCGGCAACGATCTCGCCTTCTTCGTTCGTGCCGTCGCTGGTGGGGTACTGCATGGGCTCGCCACCGGCAGTGCGGATGATGTCCGCAACCTGTCGCATGCCGCCGAATGCCTTCAGCGCGTCCAGGATCGAACTGGCCACCGTGGTGGGCACCGTGTAGCCACCTTGCTCCGGATTCACCGCCGGATTGCCGCTCATGGCACCACGGATGTGGTTCCAGTCTTCGGCGCTCAGGGCGTTGTCACCACCGCGGCACCACTTATCGAACAGAGCAACATCGGCCGGGCGGGCGCCCTTGGCTCCGGGTCGAACGTCATGCTCACGCACGCCGGCGTCATGCAGATCGCTTTCGGCCGTCAGGTCCATCATCTTCTGGTGGCGCGCGATGGAGGCGTCGATGCTCTCGATTTCCGCCGTGTTGTCGTCGTACTTTTTCTGATGGTCGGCGTTCCAGTTGGCGCCGGGGTTGTTGTCCAGCAGGGCGCGGGTTTCCTTGGCCAGCGCGTTGCGGCGCTCCCGCTCGGCTTGAAGATTGAAAGCCATAACTTAGGTTCCTTCAGTCGTAAAAAAACCGCCCGAAGGCGGTGGGTTGTCCTGCGAGCGGGAGCCGCTTAGGCAGGGGTAGCCTCGATCAGCGAAAACCGCCGCTCAAGATCGTTTCGTAGGGCTTTGACTTGCGCATCATCCACATCGGACGGTTTCGGCTCGGTCAGCGCCTTAGGCGCGTTCTGGTAGGCCGCCAGATTCCACGCGTTGGAGGCGGTCGGCTTCTTCGCAGCGGCGTCAACAATGCGATCGACAAAGCCATGCTCCAGCGCTTCGTCGGCGCTGAACCAGGTCTCTGCATCCATCCAGGTCTTAATTTGATCTACCGTCTGCCCGGACCGAGCCACGTAGTCGGCGGTGATCGAGCCGTCCACTTTTTCCAGCAAGTCGGCCGTTTCCCGCATGTCCGCCTTGTTCCCGATGGCAACCGTCCATGCGTTATGGATCATGAAGAACGCCCCCTGCGAGATCTCTACCTCGTCGCAGGCCATGCAAACGTCGGTCGCCGCGGAAGCTGCCAAGCCGTCCACATGGGCAACCACCTTCGCCGAATGCTGACGGATGGCCGTCATCATCGCTCGGGCGTCGAACACATCGCCCCCCGGGGAGTTGATACGCAGATGGATGGTGTCGGCCTTGACGCCCGCGAGCGCCTTGGCAAACTCAGTCGCGTCGATATCTCCCCACCAGCCGCCGATCACGCCATGCAGGTAGATCGTGTGTTCGCCGTCGCCCGCCTCAGCGCGCAACGGCTTCGACCCGGCGGCGTTATCACGCGCCAGCTGAAGCAGTTTCGGAAGTTTCATTCTCGGTTTCCCTGTCTTGCTCGTTATCGTCCTGGGTATCGGGTTGTGCCTGCGCGCCGGCCAGCGTCGGTCGGTCGAAATCGCCGCCCAACGGTTGGAGGTTCTTTACGCGGCGCACTTCGTCCACGCTCATCCAGCCCTGCGTGCCAGGACCGCCCAGCGCCTTAGCGAAGTACTCGGCCTGAGCCTTGGAATCACCCGCCATGAGCCCATCCGTGTTGTGCTCGGTGAAGTATCGGGCGGTGCGGAACAGTTTTCGGTTCAATTCGCCCTTCATCCGCTTCAAGTGCGGAGCCAGCGTGTATTTCACAAAGCCGATACCCATCTGCTCGATACCGCTGCCCCAACTGCTGGACTTCGTCATCTCGCCAATCATGTGCGGCGGCACGCCGAAGGCTCGCGCAATGTCGATCACCTGCCATTGACGGGATTCCAGCAACTGCTGGTCCACCGCTGACATGGTGAGTTCCTTGACATCCAACCCTTCGGTCAGAATCAAAGGAATACGGCGGTTTCCCTGGATGCCGCCATACTTGGCAACCCAGGCGGCGCGAAAATCCTCTTGCATGTCCGGGGACATCGCAGCCGGCGCCTTGATCGCCACCTCGGGCTTGCCGCCTTCGCTAAAAAACTTCCCGGCATGTTCGTCGCCCTGAATGGCGATACCAATGCCGTTTCGCGCCCCCCACTGAATCACCGACATCGAACTGATGCCGTTGAACCCGAAGCCAGGAATGTGGATCACGTCATCCTGATCGACCGTGAAGAATCCCTTATCGTCATAGAACGTGTATTGCAACCGCCGAAGCTCGCGAGGGCTTTCGCGCTCCTGTTCACGGATCTCCACACGGGAACGCGGCCAGGGAATCAGATTCGTCATCGCGCCGGCGCGGTTGCGAACGATATATGCAATGCCATCGCCGCGTAGCAGCATCTGCGTGATCAGGAATTCCCACGCCGCGGACGCTACCCACGTAGGGCAGAACTGTTCGTTTAGCGTCCACCAGTACGGGTGGTCCACCTGTTGTCGCGCCCCGCCCACGCGCTCAAAGACGGGTAGCGGCAACTGTGCGATAGATCCCGCGATCAGCGAAACGCAGGCGTAGACCGCCGACACCCGCATAGCGGTCTGCTCATTGACCACCGCGCCGGCTGCCGTCCGAGGGTCGCCGAAGATTTGAAACATGCGGATGTCGGACGATGAGACCGTCTCGCCGTCGGCAATATTGCCTATTGCTGGCTCTTGCCGGCCTTCTGGCGGTGCCGCCTGGCCGTCCGAGCCGAAAAATATGGAAAGTAGTCCCATCACATCACCACGAATCCCTGTTGAATTTTCTTCGGCCCGGCCAACGGGTTGAGCGCCATGAGTTGCGCTGCATCGAGGAGGGCCATGAGCGGGTCAATCTTTGCGGAACCACTGGCCTGCTTGGTGATGAGGATCGAATTCGCACGCTGCTCGATGCGCGCATTGCCCACCGACCACGCCATCATTGGCCGCCCCCCATGCAAAAATGTGCCTTCGGCGAGCTTTCGCTCCACGGTCTTGATCGTGCCGCCAAGCCGCCAACCCTGCGATACGCCGACAAGCAGTTCCTCGGGGATTTCAGCCTCAGCAAATGCCTCGGCGAATGTGATGCCGCTAGGGTCAGTGCCGACGCCCTCCTTTTCAGGAAACAACCCTGCGTCGAAAACTCGCCGGACAATTCGGGCCAGATCGGCTACGTCGTCCCCGATCTTTTGGACGATGACTAGGTCGCCTTCTTGTTCAAAGTCGCGTAGGCGAGGTGCAATTTCTTTCCGACGCTCAAGCACGGAGGGGTGCGCCCACGCCCGCCCCCAGTGGAGCCACCGCCCGGTGCCAACTTCCCTGCCAACCAGGCCCAGCCCCAACAGGTCGTCCAGGCCGCCGCCGTCGATGCCGCCGGTCACCACTTCCACCCGCCGTAAGAAGTCCTCCAAGCGGCGCAGAGATACGTCGGCTTGAGCCTGCCAGTGGTCAGCACCTGCCCAACGGTCGGAACGAAGGTTGAGCCCGATTTCGACATTCAGGTGCTTGGCCAGGAACTGCTGGAATGCTCCGTCCGTTCTGGCCTGCAGTAGCCTGAGCTGATCTCCTAACCACTCAGCGCTGACTGACCGGCCGAGATTGGGATTGGTGATGTAGAAGTTCGACGGGTCGAGATAGGCTTTTGCCTCGACCATATCTTCCGGAAACTCATATAGGATGCCCAGCGTCTTCGGGTCGATTACGCGGCCGTCGCGCACGTCGCGCCAGTAGGAGAGCTTTTCCTTGAACACACCCGCCGGCGGCTCATCGCTTTGCGTGGTCAGGTAGATGACCCATCCTTCATCACGCGATATCTGGCCGCCCAGCGCCTCAAGGAACATCGCTACCGCGTTTGCCCGCTTGCCAAATAGCCACAGCTCGTCGACGAGAATGCGGCCTGACTTCTTGCCCGATACGGTGTCGGTGTCCGCTGCAACCACCTTCAGGCTGTTGCGAGTCGCCCGATGCGTAATGGTGCGCACATGGTCCTGGACGTGGAACATGTCCGATAGCTCCTCATCGGCCCGAACCATCGCCGCGGCAGGCTTGAAGCTGTTATCTGCGACTTCCTTTGTAGGTGCCAGGATCAGGTGTTCCTCTTCCTGGCGCCAGCAGATGATGACCGCCGTCAGCATGATGCCGGCGGCAATGGTGGATTTCGTGTTCTTCTTGCTGATGAGCAAACCATACTCACGGATCAGCTGCTTACCTGTGTCGGCCTCATAGCCGCCAAAGATGGCGCGGACGAAGTCGAACACCCATTCCTCAGAGCATTCGCCAAACGTCTGATGCCGGTATTCACCGACGGCCTCGTCGTAGAGCTGCGGCAAGTCAACCACCTTCAACTGCTTGAAGATGCCCAGCGCATACTCGGCCTGGTCTGGGAAAATCGGCGGCGGAATAATCGACTTGCGCGCCCGCAGCCGATCCGCCCAATCTGGGCATGCAGTTGTCCAGGCCATGGCTTAGCTCTTCCCGACAACGCGTAGAACCGGCGGTCGCGGCGGGGCGCCGAACTTGCCCCCGGCAACAGCCTCGCCCGCCGCCTTCTTCTTGGCGTCCTTCTTGCCCTGTTCCCCTATCTTTCCATGGACGTAGGGAACCCAGGCTTTTGCCGCATCCACCCGTAGCTTCATATCCTGACCGGGGTCGTTTGCAACCGCCTTCAGAAAGTCCAACGGATCCGAATACAGCTTGCCCAGATCTGGCAGTGAAACCGGCTTTCCAGCAGCTGCGGCCTCTTCCTTCAGTTTGTTAACTTGGTTAACACGGCCCAGGGCTTCCTGGACGTCCTTGTCTTTCATCAGGCGGGACGCTGCAACGGCCGCCCCTTTTTCGCTGTAGCCCGCATGGATAGCGGCTTTCGCACCGGACAGGCCCGACTGCAACGCCTGCACAAAGCGGCGCTTTTTGTCGGTTAATGCCATTAACAATCTCGGTTAACAAATCCGGTTAAGGGAAAATTTTCTGCGCGTGAGGGAACAGGTGGTTTCCGGAAGGCAATCGCGCCAGACTTTCGACCCGCCCCCCTGCCTGACGCCCGCACTGCCCTGCGCCGGTGCCCCAGAGACCCGCACACAGGCCCTACAGGACGCGACGGCGCAGCCGCTGCCCCTTTGGCACAGCTTCGCGGCAGCGGCTACCTACGGCCTGCTGCTGAGCTGTGCGGACAGGCCGCGCCTGATCCCCCGCTCGACCTTGACCATATTCGGGGGTGCGCCGGTCAGGCGTGCCGCGACAGCGACCCAGGCCAGATACCAGCGGTCCCACTACGCGACGCGAATGGAAAGCTTGAGAGTGATCGGTGCCATTTACGTCCGGCTCCTGTATCCCATGTCCTGCCGCGTCTTGACATCGTGGCATCCGACCTTGCGACCGTGCGCGTCTCGCGAGACGCACAGCACCTGCGAGTTCTCGTCGGTATCCGCGCCGTCATCGTTCAGGCTGACCTTGTGGTCCAGCTCGAACCCTTCGGGATAAACGGTCAGCGCGCCGCAGTGGGCGCAATGTGGGTCAGCAGACCAGACACGCAACCGGCGTTCTTGCAGCTTGCGGCCCGACATGCGCTTGGCGCTAGGCGTAGGCGCAGCGGCCAGCCTGGAACCGGCCATTACGAGGCGCGGCTTGATTGTCGTGAGCTTCATGCCAATTCCCTGTGTGATCTTGCCGGAGCTATCTACTGCACAGCGTCCGGCGGCGATGACCGAATCCCACACGCCGTGCCCAGCGTGCGGCCCTCGATAGCGAGAAGGGAGTACGATAAGGGCCCGCGAAAGCGGTTAAGACTCCCCGCCGCCCTTCAAACACGTGATGCGGGTCATTTATCTGGTGAGTTGTAGAAGGGAGATCACCGCAATGCGTATCCTGATCGTGGACGACGCCACCGTGTCTGCGGAGCTGACCGCCGAATGTCTGATGATGGAACCGGGTGTTTCGGTCCAGATTGCAGGCGACGGTGCAACTGCACTACGCACCATGGCCGAGTTCCAGCCCGACGCCGTTCTGCTCGATGTTGATCTGCCCGACGCGTCGGGTCTCGACCTTGCACCGCAGCTCAAGACAATGAACGAGGGCCACGCACCACGGATCATCATTTTCAGCGGCAGCGTGCGCAAATCTGCCCACGGTTTTCTGCCGGACGGTGTTGACGCTTGGCTCACCAAACCTGCGCAGCTGAGCACTCTACTCGAGTGCGTCTTCAGAAAAGCGCGGTCGAAGAAGGATAAAGAGCGCGATTGACGGCGGGTTAGTTTGTTTCAATTGAGACTTAGGTTATTAGAGGTAACGCGCGTACTGTGAAGGGGTGGCATTGGCCACAACGACCCCAATCACAAGCACAGTCCGATCACTATAAAACTGCCGGACTCCGTCCGCTGCTGACACCCTGGAACCTGAATGCCTTTCCCCTTTATCAATCAGCTCGTCACAAGTCTGCACCAAATCGCCGAGGGACGTTTTTCGCAGAACGGCGCCGAAATACCGGCCCTAAAGCCATCCCGCACCGCTCAGTCCTTCGTATCGCCCGAGAATGCGACCATTGTGATTGACGACCCTTGGGCCCCAGACAACTATCACTACGCGGGTTAGTGCTCAGCTCAGCCAGTGGATGGCCACGGCGGAAGCGTACGAGGTGAGCACTACGGTTTGATCGGAGTCCGAGTCATGCCACTTGACCACACCAAAAGCACCACTGAGCTAGTCGCAGTGGACCCCAACGGGGTTACATACATAATCCAACGCCGCCACAGGGCAATTCCCAATAACGATGGGGCCTGGGCGAATTACTACTACTGCTTGCGCGACGGTCAGCCCGTCACGTGGCTCGGTGATAATAATTACCGATTGCCAGACGGAACCGCCATCCTCGCGGTTGAATGCCGCCTGCCGGATCTCGCGTCTTCGGATTGAAGCGCCTGGAGCCGGGCGCGGCTGAGGCTCGGGAGCCTGTAGCTCACGCAGGGGCGCACGACGATGACGCTAGAAAGATGTGGTGTGGCCTACTGCTTTCGGCAGGCACACTACTTGCCCTTATCTCTGACATCGTCTGCATCCGGGCGAAACCAGGGGAGCAAGGGCATGAAAGAATCGTCAGAGGGCAAAATCTGCCGCGTAGTTCGTACTGATGTGGGCAGGCTTGCCGGCGCGCCGGGCGCCGTCGTAATGCGCGTCGAACACTTGCCCTTAGCGGATGTCCCGCCCGGCGAAAAACCGAACGTGACGGTTTTCATCTTGGACCAAGAACAAGCCTCGACACTGGACGAGCAGATAATGGATTCGTTCGCTCGGGCCACCACACACTCACACTAGCGCTTCTGGGTGCGGGCAACAAAAAACCCGCCGGCTTTCGCATGGCGGGTTTCGATGTACGCACTTATCGAAAGTGACTAAACAGGGCGAACTTTAGCAGTGAAAATTCAACCCTGCAAGAGGTTCAGTCACACAGCCCCTTTGCCGACAGCAAGTCGGCTGCGTACTCCATCGCCAACGCTTCAACACCCTTCTGCCCCGCGCCACGCTCGCTCCCCTTCTGCTTCGTTGTCCGCGTGCCATAGAGCCACAGCTTGATTTTTCCGTTGTGGTTCGTAGCGGTGGCCACACTCACTTTCGCGCGCTCCGCTGCTTCTGAAAGCTTTACCTCCTTGCCGAAGTAGCGCGCCACGATTGCGTCTCGCAAGATTCGCGGCGTAGGGTGCGCCGACAGCGCGTCGCACGCGGCGGCGTCGGAGATCTCGCGCACCGCTGCCAGCCAATCATGCCGATCTACTGTGCCTTGGCAGCACTTGCAGCGATCGCACCGGGGCGCGAAGCGCGCAACGAGAATTGCACGGTAAAGGCGGGGCAGCTTTTCTAACGCGCGGAAGATATACGCCGCTTGCCCCGCGCCGTCGGTGCCGCCTAGCCCTTTACCGGCCGCACCGCCCTGCGTCTCGGCCATACGCGCCATCATGGGTTTGTCGTACACCTGATCCGTATGGTTGTAGGCGAACGTCAGCGCCGCGTGGGCCGTCTTGAAAAGGCGGCTCTGCTGCTCTTCATAGGTCGCAGTCGAGGGGACGCGAGAAAGAGTCAAGGTAGTCATCAGATAATCCCCGGGGAATAAGTCACTTTCGCGGGCAGCATTTCCCGCATCCATTGCATCGCTGCTTCCCATCCGAAGGTGACGGTGTGCCGCCCCCTGACGGGAAAAATCTTGGGGTTCACGTCGTGCGCGTCGACCATCACCAATTCGCCGCGCGCCCCCGTCTGTCTGTAGATCAGCACCGGCACGCCACCCAGCCCCGCCTGTTCCACGGCTTGGCGCCACCAAGCGGATAGGCACAGCACGTTCGCGTGCTTGCATTCGATGCTGATACGGGCGAAGGCCGGTTCATCAGCAACCACGTCGCTATCGCCGGCCTGGTTACGCACGCGGCGGCGCCAAGTTGTGCCAGTCGCGTCGGTCAGCAGGTTGGCAACCTTGCGTTCAAAGGCCGCGCCCTTGTTCCGTTGCATCGCACTCATGCCGCGCCCCCGGCGTCGATCGGCGCGCCCACTGCGGCCTGTGCCATGCCAAGCACCGCCAGGGATGGCACCCGCCCGCCCTTCCGCTGTGCTTCAGCCAGGATGCGCTTTGCCCAGCGGCGGGGATCGCGCCCAGAATCGTTCAGGATTGCGCCCGCGCCCATTGCCTTCAGGGCCTTCGCCGCCTCTTCGGGCGTGGCGTGCGTGGTGCCCGGAGCTGGCAACGCGACGGCCGGCGCGGGGATGGCAGCCCAACTGCTGCGGCTCAGTTCCTCTGAAAGCGCCCGCTCCCAGCGGGACTGCATGACCGAGTAACCGCAATTCAGCAGGTCGTGCGACCCAACGCGGACAGCAGCCCAGTACACCGCCGGATGAGTCCACTGCCCCATTTCGCCACGACGGCGCGCGGTCATCCCAGCAACGGCGTCGTGAAAGGCGTTCTCAGGAATCAGACCCGGGCGGCATGCCCGGATGAACTCGCCCACTGCGGGCGGCCAGTCGGGGAACATGCGGCGGCAGGTGCGCAGCCCTTCGGCCACTTCCTCCGGCGTCACGCGATCATCGTCCAGCGCCTCGGCCCATGCCGCCTTCCAGTTCTCGATGCTCTGCATGTCTGGGAAGTCCTTCAGCCAACGCCCCCCGTACGTGCCCGATAGGCGATTCCAAAGGTGGTCGATCAGCGAAATACCTTCCAGCTTCGCCAGCGGCACGGCCCAGCCGGTCCGCTCACTCGTCGATTGTGCGACCGTCGTCATAGCCGGGGCCTCCTTGGGTGCGATTGCGATTTACGTAGTCGGTCGGGTTGAACTTGCCGGGACGCTGCGCGCCCCCTGATGTCGTACCGCTGGGGGCGAACAGGCCTTGCCAGCTTTTGCCGATGGCGTGTTCGATGACAGCCTCCGGCTTGTGACCCTGCTCGCGGAAGTTCGCCAAGTCCCTGACCTGCTGC